CCGGATCCAAAAGATCCACAAGAAACTGCTCCAACCGCTTGCGGCACTTATCGAGCTGATTGTCGTTCATGCCGGCATGCTAACACAGGCTGTCCGGCACAGTCAATACTTAACGTAGTAGTACTAGTGCCCGGCCCCCTTATTTGGGTATGCGCCCTTCAAGAGAAGGACTATCAGCCATCATAGGACGTTTGATATTCCTGTCAAGGGTGGAACTGGCGGGAGTTGCACCCGCGTCTTCCGATTCTCTTTGCCCACATCTACGCTGCGTATCCGGTTTGAGTCCGGCAACTATAAGGACATCTCCACCAACCCATTGACCGAAGGGCGCGGTCTTTCTTTGTGACCCCGTATCAGCGAGAGAAAGCGAAAGCGCGGGCGGGGGCGGATGTACCGAGGTACTCCGCAAGTGTAACGCGTTTGGCGGTTACGGTTTCTCCACGTTTTACGTCCGTGGAGAGGACGGCAGCGCATAGTCAAAGGGCGACCGGAATCAAAGCTAATACAGTCCCAGTTTATTCAGTCTAGGACATTGGATATTCCTGTCAATAGTGGAAGCCCCCTCGATGTTTTTTTTGAGGGGGCCTGTTTGCCCGTTGTCCACGCGGGCATCCGGCAAAAGTGGCGGGGTGTAGTTATCTTGGCGCGTAGCCGGCGTAGCGGGATTTGAAGCGGGGCTTTCCGTTGTTCTGCGAGCCTTGGCTCGGTCGGACTTCGCCGTCCGGGCCGTTCCGGCCCTCTTCCTGCTTCTCCTTGTCGCGGATCACGATGTCCACGCCGGGAAAGAGGTCGAGCTTCAGGGTCTCCGAGCCGTCCTTGTTCACAAAGGCGATGCCGCAGTTCTTCCAGTAGTTCTTGTCGTCCGGTCCGTGGACGACGACAAAGACATTTCGAACGCTCATAGCGTTCCTCCTTTCAGTATTCTTCAGGTAAGAGTATGGTCGTGGCACTCCTATCCGCTTCAGTGATGAGCCAGATTTTAGTGCCGTCCTTCAGTGTGTAGGCAGAGAGAAGGCGGAATCCCTCTTTGAGCGAGAGGTCATTCTCCTTCTTGTCCGCGTCGCATACATCCCCCCAGTCTCCTGTCTTATGTCTCGCGACAAAATCAAAGAAACCTTGATTGTTCTGGCGGAGGGCTTCGAGTGCTCCCCGCGTGGAGAGCAATCGTCCGAGGCGGAACTTCATGGCTATCCTCCTTCCTGGATTAGTCCAGCGTCGGAGAATGAGAAGTAGTCCTCGGCGCCGATGACGAGGTGATCAAGCAGCCGGATTCCCAGAATCTTCGCTGCCCGGTGCAGGCGGTCGGTACAATCCCGGTCTTCTTTTGAAGGCGCGGGGTCGCCCGACGGGTGGTTGTGGACGCAGATGATGGCTGCGGCGCGATGGTAGACCGCGCTCCAGAACACTTCGCGGGGATGGACGATCGAGGTGGAAAGGGAACCCCGCGAAATCATCTCAATGTGCAACGGCCGATTCTTGGAATCGAGTACGAGCACTTTGAAGACTTCAACGGGTTCCTGGTGGAGTTCTCGGAAGGCGTCGAAGATTTGGCGGGAGTTTCGGAATTGCTCCGAATTGTCGAGGGGGATTTCAGACGGCAAGTAGCGGACTTGGATTTCTCGAACGCGCATACCTCCTCCTTGCTCGAAGATTTGGACACGCCTTGCAGCAGCGGCGGATTTTCTTGGGGTTGGTGCATTTGCGACGGACGCAGTAGTACCAAGAACCCCGGAAATTCAGGGTCATAGAACCTCCGATATGAGATTGACGAGGTACTAACCGAGGACGAGTAACGCCCTCGCCCCGACCTCAACTAGTCGGGGCCAAGGAACTACTGCGACTGGAAGGGACGGATGAGCAGGTTGTGAAAGGCGGATGCCACAATGATCACTTGGACGATCACGGGCCAGAAGGAGAGCGAGGAGAAAAAAACGTAGAGGCCACCACCAACAAGCGAGACGATGGCCAGCGCTGCGTACGTACCGAGACCGCTGGTGCTGAAATACTTCTTCACCGCCTGAACGATGAGCGCCACCACTATACCAAGTGCATACTCCATGTTTGGTGCTACTGGTTACGACCTTTAGGGTTGCGTGTCCTGATGCGGCGTGAGACCTACCTTGATTCTAAGCTGTAAGAGCCACGTCCGCAACAGGTCGAGCAGCCGGTTCTGGAGGACTAGAATCTGCTGCTGCTTTTCAGCATCCGAAAATGCCGGCAGTGGAGGTTGTACGAGAAAGGCACCCCAGCCGTCGGAGAGCAACGACCCATAGCACGTTTTGTTCGCGAACTTCCGGTGTGGGCAGATAGGAAGCGACGGGTACAATCCTTCCCACTTTTCGAGACGTGCCCGGAGGGTTTGGATCTGCGCGTCGGTGGGCATTTCGATGTCGAAGTTTCCAGCGAGACAGACCGCAAGGCTCCGGTCGTTGTACCCGACGGTGTGGGCTCCTACCTCAAAGTCCTCCCGGTAGCGGAACTCCGTACCGTCCGGCTCGATGAAGATGTGGTAGGCGCCGTAGTAGCCGAGCGAACTCGGGCCGATGTTGTAGAGGTACTCCCCGCGAGGATCTTTCGCGTCCCGGTGGTATCGGTTGACGGCGAAGAACTGCCGCGGCGCGACTTTCCGGCTTACGGCGGAGTGGTGGACGATGATGAGTTCGGGATTGTTCATTTCGCCATCCTTTTCGCGACTTTTTTCGCCGCCCTTTTGTCGGCCACAAGGGTGCTCGCCGCCTCTTGGAGCATTTTTGTCTGCAGATGCACCATCTTCGACAAGCCGTTGAACGCTCTAGTCTCGGTCGTAAGGTGATTTGAGATTGTCGTATTGAAGTCCGCGACCAACTTTATTATCTGCTCGTCCTTCCTAGTGATGGCTGCAATAAAGTATTTCACCACGACGAAGATGATGAGTAGCGCGGAAAGACCGAACCCTAGTTGCGTGAAATCTTGTGGGGTCATTGGAAAAGGTGAAGCAGATACGCGCCCCCGACGCAGAACAGCCCTGCTAAGCCACTGTGCCTAGAAACCGCCCGCCATCCGAATCTTTCTGCGCGGTCGTGCGCCGATATCCAACGATTCAGGGGTAGTGACGTATCCCGACGGGGCATTGCGCCCGGGTTGCTGCGCGAGCGCTTGTAGGATTGCCGCTTGCGAAACGAGTGCGCCGATATTCGGCGACACTCCGCCGCCGGTGTTGAATTGCACGGTCTGTGGTGTCGCCGGAGTGGGAACGGGTGCGGCTGGTTGAGAAATAGCCGGAATAGTACCCGCTCCGGGAGCAGGCGGAGCCGTCGGGACGAATGCGCGGCCGGTTCGCTCTACGGACGGAGCGGTTGCATTAAGAGCCGCAGGCGGGACCACGGTTGCGGCCGGGGAACTTTGCGAGGGAGTTTGGAATTGCCGGGTGCCCGCGAATTGATCTCCGATAGCACGCGGTGCAAGTCCGGTTACGGCGTCGAATAGTTGCGTCGCCGGGTTCCTCGCGGGGAGCATCATTTCCGGCGTTTGGGATGGCGTGTTCCTACCCATTCCCAGCATCTGCGTGAGATTTGCACTCGTCGTTCCGCTTCCGCCGAACAGCCGCTCGATCGCGTTTGCCGCGACGAGAGCACGATCCGCAATACCCGTGCCGAGGTTCTTGGCCCCGCTCACGATGCCGGACCCGACGTTCTTAATCCCGCTTACCAAGCTCGATCCGATTGATCCGAAGTTCACTTTTCTGCGCCTTGTAATAGTTGTTTCGTTCCCGACACCAAGAGGAAGATTCCGGTAAGCACAACCAACCCGAAGTAAAATCCGCCGTTGGTTGCCTCACCCTGAATTCTCACCTGCTGAATGGACGCCGCCCCGAGGTAGGTGAAGAAAAGGAGTAACCCACCGAAGAAAATGCTTTTCATTGGAGATTTGCTGGTGATCGACTCTTTAGGTTCATTATACGGCGTTGCTTTGCATGCGCAAGGTCACCGCTGTGCATTAGGCGCTTGGGTCAAAACCGCCTTCGGCGTCCATCCGCGCGTCGGGCTGAGTGAGAGCAATTTGTTGATGATGGGATTGTTCGCGGTGAATTGAAACGAGGGAATCTCCTTCGCCTTCGACGCTTTGTACATGATCTTGGCGAGAGCCGACTTCACTGCCGGGTAGTCGATGACGGACGCGAGCAAGCTCGCCTTGTTTCCGGCAAGCCCCATCACCTGTTTCATTCCGACGACGTCGCGATTCTGGATTCTTCCGACCGCCTCCGCGAGCGCGTCTTCAAGCGCCATGAGTTTCGTATCCTGGGCGTTCAACTGAGCGACTTCAGGGACCTTGGCGGCGATTTCTTCTTTGAGTCCTCGGGCCATTGCCTTTTCCGCCTCAATTCCGGCTGTCCGCTCCTGGCCATACTTGCCCTTGAGCTCGCGGTAGGTTCCCTGCTTCATCGCCTGGGCCTCGTCGATCGGTATCGGCTTCGGCGTAATCTCGGTTCCGACTACGTTGCCGGAATTGTCGAGCACGGATTTCGGCACCGCGTATTTTGGGTGTTCGAGAAAATCCTGCTGCTTCTTCGCAATCGCCGCGAGATCTTCCTGCGGGCTGACCTGTTGTGCAAATCGCGGCTTCAGTTCCTCCGCTTTCTGCGCGACAGCTTGCGGGCTCACTGTCGTTCCCTGCCCTGCCGATTCCTTGATCTTGTTCGCAATCTGGGTATTCACGTCTTCGAGTTTACCTAAAACCGCTTCGTGGCCCTTCTTGCTGACATTCATACCCTCTTCAAGTCCGGTGCCGACAATATCGGTGCCGGGAAACTGCTTTTGAACGAACTTGCTCGGCTTCAACGCGCTTTGGTACGTTCTCCGCGCGCCGGATTCGAGAACAGAGGATGGGCCGGGGATTTTGAGGGCGAGATTCGCCGCACCTCTCGGAATGTTGAGCGGATCGGTCACTTCGGCGACTTTTGAAGCCGCGTTGGCGATGGTTTCCGCTTTTGAAGCGACGTTTGCAACGTCTGCTACCTTTGAAATGGCCCCGACACCCTTCGCGAGAGCCCCGGCGCCTCCGGCGACGGTCGAGAGGTCGGCCAGAAAACCGATCGGGTCTTCGTAGATCGTCTTCCCGATGTTGCTGACGCCTCCGTAGCGGTTCTTGAAGTAACTTCCGACCGCATTGACCGCTTTGGTTTGCGCCGTGTCCGCACCGAATGGTTTTTCCGCAAGACCGACCGCCAAACCCCCGAGGCTCCCGACCGTCTTTATCGGATGGATGACCGAGTTGATGACGTTGTTGAAAAAGTTGGCTGCGCTGGAGCCGGCGTTCTTGAAGAATCCACCGACCGATGGTTGCCCGGCTTCCTGAACGGGTGCCGGGGCCGTAAGGCGACCGGCCGCAAGTCGTCCGCCCGACCCTGCGTTTTGATTCAATGTGTCGAGAAGCCTGCCCATTATTTCTTGTCGGGGATGAGGGTGTAGACCTTTGAGGCGATCTGGTCGCGGTTGAACTCCGGGTACACACCGACAAGGGCCTCAATGAGCGCTTCGCGCGTGGGGAACGTTGAACCAAGAGTAGTGATGTCGTGTTCAAGTAGTGTTCCCACATCGCTGGTCTCGGTCGTGCCCGAACCTCCGCTTATTCTACTTTCGATATTACCGATCGCGCGGTTGGTCTCGGTCATCCGGTTTGCCATGTCTTGCTTCAAGATGTTCGCGACGTTCATGATTCCTGCCAGCGTATAGTTGCCGTTCAGCATATTGTTGGCCTCCTGCCTGGCGGAATCGGTAAGGACGGCGCTGATGGTAGGATTGTTCAGAACCTTGGCGATTTCCGTATAGGCCACGGTGCGGGCAGTCTCGAATCCCGCCATGTTCGGGTCCCCGATCTGTTTCTCGGCTCCGCGGAAGACGTAGTTCGTCGGAAGCGTTCCGGCGTCAATGACTTTTTGAGCTTGGCCGAGGAACATATCTAGGTTCTTCTTGGCGGTTCCCTCGAAAGCGTTGATGGCATCGGCAGTCGTTTGGAGCTTGGCGAGAGAAGCCTTGTCTGCGGCATAGCCGGCCCAGCCGGACACAACCTGGCTCGGGTCCAGACCCTGCGCCTTAGCTTGGGCGGCAGCGTTCTCCATAAGTTGTATCCTTGTGGTTGCAGCTCCCATCCCGAGTGCCGGCATAGTGCCAGTCTGCATTAAACCAGTTCCGAATAGGGCCAAGGCATCAGGAGAAAGCGTTATTGCGTTTGTGGCTTTTTTCCGGTTGGCATCCTCGGTCAACCAGTCACTAAAATTCATCGGCGTCTGTCCGGCGGCCTTGGTCTGCGTCACATAGAAATTGTAGTTTCCGATGTCCCCGCTTCCGTAGTCCGGCGTGAGGAGTTTGGGGATGAGGGAAAGCACAGATGTTTTCTCCGCCTGCCTCGACGCCATTACCTTGTCGAGAATATCGAGGACGGAGGTCTGCTCCGCTTGCTGATATGGATCGATAGCCGACGCGATAGTTGCCGACTGCTTGGTTGCTAAATCACTGAGCGCCTGCGTCGTTTCCTTATCCGTCTCTCCGCTCGCCAGGAGTCCGCGCGTCGCCATGTTGCCCTGGATATCCTCGACAGCTTTCTTCTTTGCATCCTCGTAGAGCGCTGCTTGTGCGGCGGTGACTGGCGCGGCCTGCTGCGTCGGCGTGCCGAAGATATTTTCGTAGGCTCCCTTGGCATTCGTGAGCTCCGCATTGTAGTCGATGGGCTGATTGAGGCTGCCGAGCAGTTTCGCCACCATTGACTGCGGATCGCTCGGGTCGAGCAACTTTCCATTCACGCCGACAACCTGCGGGCCGTTGCCCATATCGACGATCGCGCCGACCGGGAACGTCGAGCCGGCCGGTGCGGGACTGCTTGCGGGAACGGCTGCCGCTGGTGCCGCGCTCGGAACCGCGGGCGAAACGACGGGCGTCACTTGCTTTACCTGTGGCGTTGGCACGACTACGGGAGCCGTCGTCGCGGGCTTGACCGGTGCGATTGATGAGGCAGGCGCCGCAACTGCGGGATAGATAGATGCCTTTGCGGGCGGGGCGATACTCCGATTTATGGACGAATATCCGCCATCATACGCGGCCGGGGTGACCGCAGCGGGCTTGCTCGTAGTGCTCTGAATTTGATTTGCCGCCGATGAGGGCGTTTGCGGGGTGGGCGGTTTGATGCTGATATTGGACGAATAGCTCGAAAGCGACGCCGCCAAACCGCTCAGCGCTTTATTGAGCTGGTCGAGCAGGAGATTGTTGCTTGTTGGGATCTGTGCCACGCTAGAGGAGCCTTGCTTTAATTCTAGTGCTTTGCCTCTTTCTGTAAAGTGCCTAGATAGTCACAGGGATAGCGACCAGGTTTGACCCGATGAGTGCAACGACAAAGGGAAACTCGTTGAAATTCATGATGCCGTATACGGTCTCCAGGATGGACATGGTCGTGGCAATCACCACGCTCGAATCGGCCGTGAACTTCACGATGTTTTTGTTCACGCTGTCGTAGGCGTAGTGGAACTTCCCGTCGTACGCCCCGAGCTGAGTTGGCAGGGCAACACCCACGGGCCAAGCTATGTTGCTGATCAGACTGTAGTCGTTGGCGCCAAATCGGACCAGCATCTTGTCCGAATATCCGGCCGGAAGATCGGCGATAATTTTGAAGCAGAAGTCCTTGAGGAGATCCGTGTCTACGCCTCCCGCGACCCGATGGCCGGTGCCGTCGGTGTAGTTGTTCGCATTCGACCACGCCCAATCAGTCGCCGCAGAAAAACCATCGTCCTGAAGTATCTTCAATCGGTAGGTGGTGTTGGGAGTTACGGTGACGGATGGCGACACGCTCTGCGCGTACCATGTCAGCCCCGACCCTGCCGCAACCGTGAAATCGCCGCTCGCTATCGTCGATCCCCCGGCGTCCTGCAGATACCAGTAGAGGTGTGCGGTATGGCCGCCGCTGCTTTCGTTGCTCTTGATATAAAAGGACACCGCTCCGATCTTTGTGGTATTGGGACCGGTTTTGAAGGTCTGATATTCATAGATCGGACTTGCGTCAATTCCGTTGCTCGAAGGAGCGTATACCTGCTGGCAGTCAGTCACGTTGGCTCCGAGGCTCGCGATGCTGTTCAGGTACTTGCCGTCGAAGTCCGAACCTTTTGAGAGGGACAGCTCGTAGTATGGCGCCCGGAATCGCCCGGAATAGGTAAAGGCAAAGTCCATGACCGCCATGTACCTCATGCCGGCATTGGTGGTGTACGCAACGTTCAACGTCGTGTCCGTGATTGAAATGGAATCGATGGAGCCCATGACTTCCGATCCGGTGAGGCCGAGACCGGTGTTCAGGATGTACGCATCCTGGTATGGCGCTAGGAGGTTCATGGTGTTGAATCGATAGATGGCGTAATTCGTCCCATCCCAGACGGCGACGAAAAGGTAATTGTTGAGATCGGTCGTGTACCCGCTCGCGACCTGCACTATTGAGGTGCCGATGTTGATGTTCATCGGGAAGATAAGCGCGTCCGGCGCGAGTTTGTCCCGCGTGATTGCGCGCGGCATCACGTTGCCTGACCGCGAGACGACCTCGATGCCGCCGCGAATGTCGCGCGTGGTAATCGGATCGTCCGAGAAAGCGGGTGCGTCTTTGTTCCGCATATACCGGTCGCGGTTCAGGAGATCCCACGTGATGGTTTGGCCCTCGCGGATGATAGCCATTATGCCGCCCTGCGTTTCTTTACGAGCTCGCCGCCCTTTGTCTCGTCGATGTAGAGGATGAGCTGGTAGATCTCGCGCATCTCCTTATCCGACACCTCATGGATTCGGAACCGGACGTCCCGGCCCCGGTCGCGCTTCTCGAATTCGTCGATCGTCTGCGAGATCTTGCCAAGCTCCTTCCATTTTTCTCCGTCAACCTGAATATGGATGGTTGCCGGCGACTTCGGGAGATTTGAACTCCGCGTGATCACCTGCAGCAAACCCTTTTCGGTAACCGGGTCGCCGAGCTGGATGAGCCCAGTCTCGTATTCCATCTCGATCGGCGTTCCTGCGTGGGAATAGCCGACCCCCCATTTGTACGTTTTGCCCGCGGTCGAACCGAAGTAGAGACTGAGGACGTTGTCGCTTCCGATAAAATCACAAACCGCCTTCATCGGATGCGCGAGCGTGCGTATCTTCCACGTGTCCTGCAGGGTGTCGTAGACGAGCACGCAGTTCGTATATGTCCTCGCCCCGACCGTCACATCGCCAATGGACAGACAGTACTTGTTCCCGTCCTTGAAGGCCACGACCGCATAGGGATCGGTTACCGCATCGATGAAATCCTGCACCTTGAGCGAAATGAGCTCGGGGTAGCGCGACGCGAACTGATAGATTCCCCGCCGGTTGAAAAAGTAGACGATGCCGCCGATATTGACTATCGACCGCTTGCTCGTGGTGCCGACATCCAGCGTGATGTAACGCAATGTCGAGGGGTTGTTCTTCGGATCAACCTGGAACTCCCAGATCGAAAACTCTTTCCAAAAGATGAGCGAGTCGAAAAGCGGCTGCATCGCTATCAGGCGGTCGCCGTCGTTGTTATTCACGTCGAAGTTGCTGTAGGCGGGCCAGGTTTCGGGATCTCCCGTCTTGGAAAAGTAAACTGTGGAGTAGTTCGGTGAAACGCCGGAAGCGTAAACCTTGTCCTTGTACAGAGCCGCGATGCTGCCGTTCGGCGGCGTTCCTCCAAGCGATGCGAAGGTAGAGCCGTCCCACTTCTTCGGCACATCACTCCCGTTGAATCGCATCGCGAGGTTCTTGTAGGTAAGCCACGTGGGGATCACCGACGTTGAAAGCCCCGTCGCACCAGTGATCGCGTCCCATACGGACGTTCCGAAGTTATACTGGTAGACCTTCCCGCCGCTGTCCCGCAGGAGCGTGCGCGTCGTGGTCGCGCCGATGAGGTAGAACGGGTAGAGGGCAAGCACCGTGTCGGCCGTCGGCTGATTGCCGAAGAGGACATACCCCTTGTCCTTCTTGAGCGTGCCGATCTCGTCAAGGTCGGTGTTCTTCGCAATCCGCGCCTCTTCGAGCTTGTTCAAAAGCGGCGAGACCTTCCGGTTCATCCCGCCGTGGAACGATTGTATTTCGATGGGGATCAGGGGATTAGTTGCCTTGTTAGCTCGGGAGGACGAACCCGTCGTGCAGCTCGTTATCCTCCAGGCCCGCGCCGAACATCGGGATCGTCTGCGGCATTTCGGGGTAGCGGCTCTTGATCTCGGAGAGCATCACCTGCGCGTCATTCTCGAACAGCGTGCCATAGTAGTTCGCCGTGTCGAACTTGTTGTCGGATTCGAACGCGCGCTTCAGGGCGTAGTTGATAGGCGCCGTCTGGTGCGCGAGGGGCAGCTCGGGCACGTCGTCGTCGTTCACCATGCGGGCGGGCATATAGACGTAGATCGGGCGCATGCCGCCGGTTGAGGCGGTCGGCAGTGGGCGCGGGACGATGCTCTTGCCTTCATAAAAATATCTCGGAAATGTTCTGGAATAACTCGTATTGGGAAAGTCGTTGGTCTCGTCCATCGGGTCCGCAAAATAGTAGCTCACGTTGTCGTAGGTGAACTGCCACCGCTTGGCCCGGACAAAATCGGGAACCGTGGCGCTTAAGTCATAGGCGCGCTGGTTCGCGACAAAGGATATTTTCGCTCCGCTACCGTCGGTCCCGTATTTGATGTACCAGTCAATGCCGAGGTCGAGAACCTTGCTGTAGAGCTTCTGGGCGCCTTCATTGAGCCACCGGATCACTTCGTCGCGGTCCAGTATCTTTTCGGAGTGCTTGCTGAACAGCCGGTATACCGCCGTGATCATGCCGGCGAGCGTACTGTCGGCGAATCCCGTGGCGGGGATCTCCGAGGAGTAACCCGAGTAGCTCGTAGCGATAGAGTCCTTGTAGCGGATCTTGTAGTAGTCGGTCGAGCTTCCGGTCGCATCCTTGTACGCCGTCGTTTCCTCATCCGGCGTGATATCGACCGTGGCAAGCACGCTGTACGTGCCGCCTTTCGCCGAAGCGCGGCTCACCTCGATCTGGTCGTAATCGAGGATCGTAACCGGCGTGTCCGTGGAATGGCTGAACTTGAGCGCTGCAACGAGTGTGATCAGCGTGTCGGTCGGCGCCGTGGTCCCATGCGTTTTGACGATCTCCGAGTCTTCCGAGCCGTAACTGCCCACAAGCAGGTTTTTATTTACGACAAAACCCTTCGTATTGATGACGGTGAGCGTACTGTCTCCGCTCGCGGCCTGCTGCGTGAGCGAGGTTCCCTCGGTCCCTGCAACCGAGGGGTGGCTGAATTGCAGTTTGTTCATTAAAATGGAGTGTCTTGTTTCGAATTTCCTGCGGGAGTGACCGTTCCCGAGGAACCCCTCGGCGTCATTGCGATTATTTTGATAACCGTATCCCGAATGGCTTTAGTAAGCTGGTCAACACTCAGGCCGAGAATGGCTATGATGGTGGCGTTCTTACTGATCTCATTGTGAATCATCGCGTCGAGGCGCGCAAGCACCGCCACCCCCGTGGTCTGTGCATATTCCACCATCCCCTGCACGTCGGTTTTAGCGAGCTGGGAGACGATGGTTGTCGCCGGCACCTCCGCTCTAATCGCCGTATCGATCCTGCCGAGGACGGAAGTAATTACAGCCGAGACGTCCTCTGACCACGTCTTCGCATCCGTCTCCGCAAGCACCGACACGACCGTAGCAAGCTTCGACAGTTCCGAGAACAGTCCCGCCTCCGTCTTTGCGATCACGGAGACAATCGTCATTGCCACATTTTCCGTATAGGTAGACGGCCCGACGACCATCGTCTGCCCGGCCCCGCCGTACCAAAGGTCGGCAATCTCGGGTGTCGCGTTGAGCACCCTGTTCCAAATGCCGATCTCGTCCTCTGTGCCATATTGAAACCATGACATGTTGTTGTTTCCGATTTGGAACGCAGCCGTGCTCTGCATCGTGTAGTTAAGGGCATCGGCAAGCACCGTCGCCGTGGGTTGGGAATTGTCAACATATATCTTCAATCCGGCGGCGGTGGAGGAACCATCGTAGGTCACAACTATGTGATGATAATAGGCGGTCTCATCGAACGCGACGGATTTGTAGATTAGGTTGTCCCCGTTATTTGAACGCAGGACGACCCGCAGTGTGGTTGTGTAGAAAAATATTTCCCACCCGTTGTTCGCGTTGGTTTTGCTTACAAGCGAGTAGAGGGATGACTGTTCGTTCCTTTTCGCCCAGAGGGATACCGAGAACGGGCTAGTCCGCTCGAAATTGAAATCGGCGACATTCCCGCCATCCTGGTACTGGCCATTAGCGGAGACAAAATGCACTCCGTTGTTTACTTTCGCCGCAACATAGGTGGGAGTGCCCACATCGGTGAGGTTATGCGAGTCGTAGTAATCAGTCGCATCCTCCTCCTTGTAATAGGAAATCAGGCCCGTGGTGAGCGTGCCTCCCGTGTCATGTTCGAATACTTTCGCCATCAGTTCAGAAAGCGTTTAAGTGCTTATCGCTGCCCCATAGTCGGGGCAGAGTAAGCGCTCAGCTCTATAAATGGCACTAGTTGCGGCTACTGCAATTTGACCTTTACCGAGATAGTAAGCTGGTCGCTGGGCTGGAGAACGCGGCTCACGGAAAGCGCGATGTCGGCGATGTTGTTCCCGCTGGTGCCCGATGCCGCATTCGTGAGGAACAGGTAGTCGGCCGCCGTCCATGCGCTGCCGCCGCTGTTCGTGAACGTGATGGTCTTCGAGGTGGCCTGGTAGTCGCCCGAATCCAGCGCGAGCGTGGGCCAGTCCGTGGTGTTGCGGGCAAGCGCGATGCGGGCGTAGCCCGTGCCTGCAACTTCGGTGATCCCCGCGAGCGTTGTCGTCTCCGCCGGGATTCCCGGCGTGCCGCCGTTATTGCCGAGACCGACGTATAAACTCGTCGGCGTGTTCTGGGCTCGGAGGTATGTGTCGAGGATGTTGCCCTCGCCGTCGTCCATCAAGCCGTTCGTCGGCAGCTCGCAATTCAGCTTCTCGAAGATTACTTTTCCGTCCCTGATGTGCCGCACATCGGCAACGATCCTTACCCACGGGTGCCGCTTGCCGCGCAATACTCGAACCGCTAGAGCGATCCTCCGTGCGATGTTTTTGAACATTAGAAGCTAGACATACTTGCGACCTTTTTCGTGCCGGTTGAAGAGGTCTTTTGCGGAATCGAGGTGGCAATCGGATGATTGCCGCTGCGTCTCGCGCCGGATTTCCTCCGTCCGCGCGTCGTTGTGGGCGATGATTGTTTCTCCCATCTCGGAAGCAATCTGTCGGTTCGCCGATTCCGAACCGCCCTTCTTCTGAAGGTAGGAGAGATGAGCGAGTTTTTCTTTGCAGTCCTTCGTGTTCATCGTAGTTAGCTGTTCTCCTTCTCTCTCCCCGCCGGCCAAGGAACGGGGAGGACAGAAGGAGGCCAGTATAGTATCCGGCTACTAGACCAAATTCTGCAGACCGGGAAGGAACGGGTACGGGGTGTCGTGGTAGACCGCCCCCGGGACGATTGTCGCGTCGTCCAGATTGGAGGTGCCACCCACGAAACTGCCCGTGCCGCTGGGGTTCACGGTCAGGTAACCGATCACGGCTTCGCCGTCGGGAATGCTTGGGAACGTGAGCGCGTCAATCGTAGCGGCAGCGAGGCTGCCTGCGCGGGCCGCGAGCGTTCCGGCAGCGTTGACCGTGAAGACCCATATGCCGAACTTCGTGGTCAACACGGTTCCGGCGAGTGCCGCCATGTCAGCGGCCGCTTTGCTGTACAGCACTCCATCCACCCAGTAGTAGACGGTGTTGACGGTCTTTGCGAGTGCCGATGACGAACCGTGGATCGCAAGCCCACCGGTGTTGTGCACGTAGGTGGACAACGCCCGCTGGAGCTTGTCGATCTGGTTCTGGAAGTGAATGTCCTTAGTCCTAGCCATTTCAAATAGTGCCCTGATTATTTTTTACTAACAGGCCCCGCTCTATAGGGAACCCGGTTATTAGTGCCAGGCCCCCTATAGAGCCGATAGTGCCTAGACGGTGAACGTTCCGTCGGTTATGGCGAAGTTGCCCCGAGCACGCCGCAAACCGAGATTCACGTAGTACTTGAGGAAGCCTTCCCATACGGCCTTTCCGTTCAGGCGGAGGATGTTGCCGCCCATGTCCTGGTCGAGCCACTGGATGGGGGCCAGTTGCGCGAGGGTGAGGGCGTCAAAGTCCACCCCGTAGATCTGCTTGTCGGGCACGTCACGATCCATGACGACGGGGATCATGTAGCCGTTCGCCATGAAGGAGAGCCCCATGAAGCCGCCTTTGAGTTCCGTGTAGCCCACCACGCGCTGCAGGGACTGTTGGTCGGCCAACAGCCGCTGGTAACCGGAAATGTTCGTGAAGATCGACTGGATCTTCCCGTACCGGTTGGCCTTGAGGCAGAGCTCCTGGAGCTTCTTCTCAAGCGCGCGGTCGGTACTGTAGGTGGCCGTTCCCGAGAGGGTTGAGATCCACCACGGGTTGGTCGTCCGGGCGATGGTCTGGAACGTGTTGGTCGCGAGACCGATCGCGGCCGCCAAACCGTCCGGCTCCTTGCCGGTCTCGCCGTCCGGGCCGGTGATGTAGATCTTGTCGGCGCTCGACCACGAACGAGCCTGCGCGAGCGTAAGCTGCGTGGTTGAATCGACCGAAGCGATCTGCACCGGCGCTGCGGTGCCGATCACGATGTACATCCCCGGAGCGAAGTACTCGCTGAAGTCAACGTCGCCGGCGTTGGTGATCGTGAGCGTGGTTGACGTCACGCCCGCGCCGTTCGCCGTGGTCACCGCGCCGTTATACGCGCCGTTCTGGAAGAACATGCGGTTCAACTGGCGGCTCATCGCCGTCCGCATCTGATCCTCGTTGATGGTGAGGATGTTCGCGAGCGTCTGCGCGTCGGTGCGCGCGGTTTCGAGGTCCTGGTCGTAGATCGAGAAGCCGACGAAGAGATACGTCGGAGCGATCTCGACCCGAGCAGTGTCGGCGTAGCCGGTCGGAAGGGTTGCACCCTTGCCGACGCCGGCCACCCCCGAGTGAAGACCCTTGACGACAGTGATGAGAAACTTGTCGTTGATCTTCTGAACGCCGACGTTCTTGTTGAGATTGGAGAGCAGCGGCGTTTCCTTCGCGTACTGCTCTTCAACCCGCGGTGCCAGAATCTGTTTGAGGTAGTTCTGTACCGCAGTTGTTGGAATCACTTGTGCTGGGCCTTGCTGGGTTTACTCCTGATTCGACTGATCTGCGTTCTTGAAGAAAGAGAGCGCCTCGTCAACTCTTTCTTGCGGTGTTCCAGCTTTTTTCTGCGTCGTTGGAGTCGTGGTCTGCGGGCCTGACCCGCGCTCCGTCTTCACTAACCTCGCCCTCATCTCGGGGATCTTTCCCCAGAAGTCCGCGTGGACGTTCTTGTACGTCTGGTCGAGATCGACAAGGAAGTTGCCGTTCCCGTCATCGACGTAGGAAATGAGCTGCGGGTTTTTCTGAATGGCGGTGCGGATCTCCTGCAGGTCGAACTTCGGCTCGCCGCTCTTGCCGCTGTACTTTTCTTCCAGCGTCTTGGCGGCCGCCGTGAGCTGCGCGTTCTCGCGCTCCGACTGGTAGCCGGTCTTGAGCTCGTCGATCGACTTCTTGATGTTGTCGGCTTCCTCCTTCGTGATGAAACCGAGTTCCTTCAAGATTTTCACGGCCTCCTGCGCCTGCGGATTATTGGCAAAGGGTGAGTTCGATTGCTGATCGGCCGGCTTCGTAACGAGCTGGCCGCGCTCGTCGATTATTCCCTTCTTCACCAGTTCCGCGATGAGCTGGGACCTTCGGGTAAACTCGGGCTGGAAGGATTCGTAGTCCTTCGACGCCTTCATAAATCCCCGAAGTTGGTCGGGAGAGTATTTCTGCCCGTCGATTTCGTACTCTGTGACTGGAGCAGCCGCGCCGGTCGGCTCCTTTGGTGGAGTTCCGGCGGGAGGTGTTTCGGTCCCTGGAGGTGAAACCGTTTTTGTATCGTCTGGCATATCAAGGATTGTCTCTGTGCATTCCCGGCGACCTTTCCCACTGTACCTCGCTAGGCCCTGGTGGGTCGCCTTGTGCGCGGGAAGTCCTGGAGTTCGGGGGCGTTCCCCCGCGGCTGCTCCAGTTGAGTGGGGTTTCGCGAGCAAGGCGTCTCGCTATCCCCAACATTCAACGGGAGCATGCGCGGAGGAGCAATAGTGGAACTGCTTTCATTCTCCTACTCTGCGCAATCCTGTCAAGCAGCCCACTATCCCCAATCCGCTACTGGCCTGCGGCTGCCGGTTGATCGGCCTTTTTGAAAAACGATGTTGCCGCGCTCTGCCGTACCGCCGCGTCCGTAGTATCGGCCATCATGCCGCGCACGGCGGACATAGCCTCGTCGAGCGTCTTGCACACGAACGTCTTGTTTTTGTCGCTATCCGAGGTTGAAACGGTGTAGCCGTTCTCGGCTTCCTCGATACGTACCGACTTCGGCACTTTTAGTGCTGGTGTTGGCTGGCTCATTTGGTTTTGAGCAACGCCTTCGGGCTCACGGCAAATTCCCGCGCCTGCTTGGGCGTTACTTGTCTCGCGACCTTTGCGGCTGCCGGGGAATATCCGGCCGGAGTTTTCCCTTCTTGAATTCCCCGGACGATCCCGAAGAAGTGTTGCTGCTTTTCAGATACGGATGGCATCTCCTTTCTAGCCTTGTGGGACTGGCGGTGCTGGTGGTGTTGCCGGCGCCGCCGGAGCTCCTCCCGACAAGAGGGCAAGCGGTATCTTTGCGGACACGTCGCCGCTTACGTTCACGCCGAGCGACTGGAGGATCTGCAACCGGAGCTGCGGCGGAAGATTCTTGAACTCCGGCGTCTGTACGATCGATGTCTGCTGTGCCTGTTCTTCCTGGAGCCGCGCGATGATGTCCGAGACGTTGGAGTATTTGAACGCCTTGAGCACCTCCTCCGCCGGCAGGAGCTTCGCGTTCCAAAGTTGCATGATCGCGTCCCGCTTTCCCTCCTCGGTGTAGGCGACGCCGCTCTCAATCTCTACCTTTACCATGTACTGCGCCGAGATTGGGATTGCGCCGCTCTGCTCATTGAATGATGCGACCGAGTTCTCGCCGACCAGTTGGAACGGATCGGGCTTGCCATCCGTCACGTGCGGGATAGTGACGGGCTCCGTAAAGTACCTAGAGCCGGTGTCGAGGATTTTCTCCGCAACTTCTTCAAGCGTCTTTGCCAGCCGGTCGATCGGCGTCTGCGCGTTCGCATACTCCACGTTTTTAAGTTGCTCCAGGGCCGCCGCCGCCTTCACTCCGCGAGGCACTTTGCCGAAGCTCACAACCGACGTCCCTATCTCGTCCATCAAGTCGCGGTAGATCTGCAGCACCTGCACGGAACTCGACGGCGCCGCGCTCGGTTCGAGCCAGACGGGCGGTTGCGCGCCCTCCCACTCGATGATCTCGCCGTTCTCGCCGATGCTCCTCGTAACCTTCGTCATTTTCTGCTTCAGTAGCCGCGCCACGGCGACCGTCCGCGCGTAGCCTTCGAGCATCGCCGCCTGAATGTCGATGCCCTTGTTCATTGGGATCAGGTCTTCAAGTTCGGATGCTTGGTATAGGAGCCCCTCCTGCGGGCTGTATGCCGCAAACGGAAGGTCTTTGAGTCCCGTCTTCGCCTCCCGGAGCGTCTTGCCCTGGCTCTCGGTGACCAGCGTCCACTCTTCGCCGTCCTTGACCCAGCACTCCTTGAGAAACACCCGCGCGATCCGCTCATCCTCGATTCCCTTTGTAGCTCCCTTGTTCTGTTCGAGGAGCCGGATGTTTTTCCAGTCGGAAAGAGCAAGCCGCGACTCGGCTTTGAGCTGCGCGGTCGCATTAGGGTCGTACAGCGGCTGGCTGTCCTGGCCTTTGACGTTCTTGATGTACTGCAAAGTGCGCGAAACACCTTTGATGAGAAACGAGGTTTCCTTGAGTTCCGAGATGCCCGATTCGTGCCATATGTCGTAGGGTTCGTACGCATCGCAGAAGATGTTGCCCTCGGGGTCTCCCCCAATCTCGATGTAGCCGACGTTGTACTTGTACCCGTAGGTAACGAGCTTCCGGATCTGGTCCTTAAGGTCGAGGAAGTACCACAGGTCGTCGAACCACTGGCCCAAGCGACGAACGGTTTCGTCGTACTGCGCCATCGCGTTCGGGTCCTTTTTGAGATCAATGGTCGGCCGCGGGTAGATGTTCCACCGTGGGTCGTTCGAGAGAACGAGATTGACCATCGACTTGATCTGCTTCTTCGCCCTCGGGATGGGGCGGATCTGAATGCCCGTCGGGAACTTGATCTGCTCAAGCTGCCCGAGCTGGTTCAAGGCTTTCAAAAAGTGGTTGTTTTCGAGGAAATTATCCCCGATGTACCACCGCATCTCGTGCTTCTTGCGCGAGGCGTTCGCGGAGTTGAAAAGGTCTAGTACGAGTTTTGCGGTTCCGGTGGGAGTATCAGCCACCTATCTAGTGCCTTGTCTATTCCTCCTCATGGAGATTTTCTGAAATGGCCTTTAGTGCTTCGTCGGGATCGAGTTCGTCAAAAGATTTCGGCGCGATGGCGGGAACATCCGGCATCGGCTTCTTCTCTGCGGCCTTGGCCGTTTCGTATTCAAAAACATTCGCTGCTTTGATCTTCAACGTGAGGTCCTGAACCTGCCGATAGTGCAAGACCTCACGGAAGACCATGAAGGCGATGAGCAGGATGAGGGTGAGAGGCTCGAACATCTACTTCTTTTTCTTGCGCGGCGCGGGCGTCTCGGACGACGCGGGTTTAGCCGGCGCCGCCGGCTCGCCATCTGGGTTTGGAGCGGGTTCGACAGGCGGAGTCGGTTCTGGCGGTTCGGGCGCCGGTGCACTCCCCAGTCCCGCGTGGTTCACCTTGTTGGGACACGCCTCGCCCTCGTTGAACGTCGCTCCGCAGATTTCACAGTTTTTTTCCATGGCTACGATACGATTGGTTACTGGCCGACCTTTTCCAAATCAGCGAGTTCATTCTTCAGAACCCCGATCTTTTGCGTCATCGCACGAATGATTGCCTGCGCTGCGGCGAGTTGCGAGTCGTAGTTAGTGTTATTCTCGGCAATTCGTAACCGCTGCAACGTCTTTTCGTCAATCTCATTCGACCACAATGCCAGCTGTGCTCCAGCGAGCATATCCTCAAGCAGTTTTTTTCGCGCGGTCTGTTCGGGGGTCATTAGGGATAGGATTGCTTTTATTGTAGCGCGACGGCGCACAACTGCAAGCCAGCCAGTTATCCCCAAGCCGTCTCCTGCTCGGGCTGGGAGATTTGCTTTATGTCATCCTCGATCCGGTCCCAGAGTTCCTCTGTATGGGTCTTTGCCTTCTAGGGCCGATCCGAGGGCTGCGGGCGCGACATGATGCCGTACCGGGACGAATCGGCTGCGTGGTCTTCTCCGCCTGAATCCAGGTCTTCCGGCCGGATGTCGTCGTAGATAAGTGACGGAATGGTGCGGATAGCGTTCGGGCAGATCGTAAAATACTTGATTCGGGCCGTTTTCTTGCCTTCAACCACGATGGGTTTCAGGTACTCCCGGAATATGCCCCAGCCTGTCAGCCGGTCGTTGTTGCCGGGAATCAGCTGGATGCTGCGCTTCAGTTCCACCGCGGCCTCGTACATGAGCTCGGCGCCGGACATCTTCACCGGCTCACCCTCGCGCTCGTTCCCCTTGGCCCAGATCGCGGGATCGGCAACCCAGTACCGCACGTCCTCCTTCGTCGGCGTCATGGAGAGAACCTTCCGTGCGAGGTCTTTGAATGTCAGTTCGGTCTCGTACAGCTCACGGTAGGCGTACAGATTCCCGTCGTAGTCCGATGCCCACCAATAGACCGCCGACGGCTTGGCATAGCCGTAGTCAATTGAGACGAACCGCTCCCAATTCTCGGGAAGTTTGAACGGCGCGCACGTATGGATCTCATTGCGCCACTCCGTGAAGTATTGCCCCTTGAAGATATTCCAGTCGCCTTCGAGGTATGCCTTGCGCTTCTCCTCGGGCAAACTTTCGAGCTGCTGGAGGTAGACGGGGTCGAGGTGCGGATTGTCTTTGGCTTTCGCCGGAATGTAGACGAACAGCCCGCTCTCTTTTTCGTTCGGCGGAAATTCGCGGTCGAGCCAGTATTTCTTCACCCACGCGTGGCCGATGCCGCCCGGATTCGTGGCACCAAGAAATTTGACATCGGTGATGCCGGGCCATCGCAGCCGGTTTCGAAGATCCTCGAAGACGTCCTCGGAGTTCTTGGTGAGTTCGTCCACGCCGATCGCGGCAAATTCCGCCGATTGATATTTCGAGGTGTCGTCGAGGTTGCGGAAGGCGAGAACCCCCGAGCCGTACTCGGGGTTGAGAATGAAACAGTTTCCGTGGTCTTTGTCATCCGCGTGCCTGGTCCCGAGCCACTCGGGGAACTCCGCGCTGATCTTCTTCAGTTGCCGGTCTTTCAGAGCCGGGTAATCTTCGCAGAACAAGCCGACGGTGACGCCGGTCAATCCGTACTTCGCGTGGTAGTACAGCAGCAACTTGACCAGCTCCCACCGGAGCCAGTAGGATTTGCCGCCGCCCATCGCGCCGCCGTAGAGGATGTATTTGAAATCGCGAACGGCGCGGTCGGCGTCTTTCTGCTTCGCCGTCCAGCGGACGAGGTCGGAAAACTTAACCTTTTCGATTTGCTCCTTCATCGTCCAGGACGATGAGCTTCTTCCCGGTCACTTCGACCTCCTGCTTATCGCGCATATCGGTCACGTTCTTGGCGGTGAAAATGAAGGATGCCGGCGGGTAGAGCCCTGCAAGGCCGTTGTCTACCAGAAATTCCTTTTGAAGCTCCTTGGCCACGTTATAGGCGGCGGAAAACTCCTTATACTTTTTGGCCCACTCGACGATGGTGTCGCCGTTCACGCCGATCTTCCGGGCGAACTTTGCGAATGTGGGAAGCTCGTTTGGAACGGTTTCGTACTCATCCTTCTCGTAGTCGTTCTTGCCCGTGATATGGGCCTTGAGTACCCGCTTGGATTTCCGGGCGGCAAAGAACTTAATCAGCGCCTCGCAATATCTCGGCTTGTACTTGGTCGGCCTGCCGCCGGCGTGCTTCTTCTTCATTGAAGTACAATGTTCTGCAATCCCCGCCATACGATGTTCGGAATCCAGCGGGGCTTCGGCCGCAATAGATGAGTGAGAATTTGCGCGGCGACGTAGGGATTGACGAGTAGCTCGCGCGCCCTCTGTTCGATCCGCTGCCTTCGGTCGAATTTGCGGGACATCCTTTTTACGTCATTCTACCCTTTCTCCGACCTTTGGCAAGCCGCCGCTTGGGAGTAATTTTCCAGCAATAGCCAGCGTAGTCGTCGCCCTGCTGCTCCACTTGGTAGCCAATCCGGGCGAACTCTCGGGCCGCGTTGCGGCTGGTGGTGATGAAGCTAGGCGGCTTTTTCACGGAGGTTTCGCAGTTCCTGTTGCAAGGCGAGTTCGGCCTTTTGCCAATCCCAAAGGGACATCCTGTGAATGGCGCGGTCATGCAGAAACTCCTCGACTTTTGCCCACCACGCTGGGCCATCAGGTGTTCTGAGGATATACTGTTTTACCAGCGTGACATAGGCGACGGGGTTCCTCGGTTTCCACCTCAGGTGATGCCCGGAGCAACCGCAGACGACATCGCGGCTGTCGGCATAGGATACGCTGTACTGGCGGCCGTTGAGGTGGTCGGCCTGGAGTACAAGGTGGCCGTCCTTAGTCCGCACCGCATTGAAACATTTTCCGGCAATATGTGGGAAGAAACGAAGCACACAACCACCGTCACGGGCGATAACTATCTCGTGTAACAAGCCCTGTATCCTATCCTTGCACAACGCCGTCAGGGTTTGACCCTTTGATCGCAGGCCGGATTTTCTTTTGAGGTAGCCGCCGCGTTTCATTTCTTTGTTATCAATTTTACCTCGTATCCCTTCGGGATCTTGAGGCCGATGCCCATGTCGTCCGGCAAATCCTTTCCGAACCAGCATACAATCCGCCTGTCCCTCATCATCTGCCATAATACCTTGTCCATATTCTTAGGCGACGGCCCAGAATCCCGCACGATTTTGTCGTGCAGTTTTTTGAACGCCCGCCATTTCAAACGATGGTCGAGCAGGTAGATGGTTTTCTTCTTCTGGTTCTTGCTCATATAGGTTAGTTGTTAGGGGAGGGAGCGGAGGCGACGCTGGTAGTCAGAGAGAATATCGCACCACATCTTTCGTAGTGGATATTCCGGCGTTTTCCGGTTCATAAGACGGCTCCGCATCTGCTCACCAATCTTTATCGCCTCCTCCTTGAACTCGGCTCGGCCGGAGGCATGGGCTTCGCTGAAATATACCTTGAGTTGCTTTCCTCGGTCGCACAAACAGAAGTGAATGTGGGTTGTCGGGGCGATGATAAATCCCTCGCCACCAAAGTCCTCAAAGCCCTGCTTGCCGTAGCGGACAGTGGCATAACCCTTTCCGTAGCACTCGGTACAGCCGCCGAACGCTTTTTTGGTTTCCTTTATGCCGGAGGCGCGGGCTTCAGCTCGAACTCTGGCTATTTCGGAATCACGGGCTTGTAGGCAGGCGGTACAAAGGCACGGGTGTCCGGTAAAACTCTTTTGTATGTCGGTCATGTTAGGGAGTGGGGTTATTCGAGGAATAGCAACGACCGGGCCTTTATCCTGCGCGCCGTCGGGTACTCGACCAACCCGAGCGTCCGCAGTCGTCCCTTGGGGTTGTTGAAGGCGCCGCCGTTGGACATGTAGCCGCTTCTCTCGGCGAGTTCCTCGTTCGAGAGGTCTTGCGGATAGACCGCGAGCAATTCCTTGAGGAGTTTCTTTTCGGGGCCGGGCAGCCGCGCGAGAACCGCGTTGTGTAATTCTTCGGTGTTCAAGGGTGCCTCCGGGATTTTGGCCAGTTTCCTTCCTTCCTCGGTCAGGACAATCCGGTTGTCCCGGTAATCAACCAGCCCTCGTGAACGGAGTTTGCCCTTCGGATTATTGAATGCCCCGCCGCCGTAAGTATAGCCAGCGAGGAACGCAACGCCAACCTGCTCAGATTCGACGATACCGATGGTTTCCATCCATGCGATGGCATCAAGAATGCGCTGTTCCGGACCCATGAGTGGCTCCGCATCGGGATCGCGGAATGTCGGCGCTGGCCGCGCAACAACCTCTCTACTTGTCTGAACTGGCTGGGCGAACGGGCGCGGAACGACGCGACGGGCCGCCACCTTCGCAAGCTCGGCGGACAATTTAGAAACACTCGTATCGATGACCGCAGCGTACTCCTTCACCGCTTTGACCGCAGCCCTTCCTTTTACCGTTGCTTCCTCCAATCCCTTCAGCGCTCGTTTGCCGACGGTCGGGACTTCGATGCGCTCGATTCTCACCGAAGGCGCGCCCGGCGCGCGCTTGGCGATGGTGAGCTCTCGCCGCAAGGTTGCAACCTCTTGCCGGAGTTCGGCTGATGTCCGCAGTTCCTTCTCCGCTTCCTGGGGAAGGTCGGTCAGTTTCTTTAGAGCGGCCTTAATCTTGTCCGTCGGCGGCACCACTTTCGTGGCTATCCGTGCTCCGGCCTTCGGGTGCGTCGTCTGCACGTCGCCGACCATGACCTTTTTCACTTCGTCGGAGAGCGCCGGCCCAAAGGCAAAGAACTCGCCGGGTTTCAACGAACGCAGGGAAAGCAGTTGCTCGTGCGTCGTGAAGCCCAGCTCGTACGCGGCGCGCTTCATGTCTATGTCGATGCTCGAACGCCCGATGAGTTTGTTGTTGCACTCGGCGGCCGCGTCCTTCGCGAGCTTTGAGATGCGCTGCGTAGCCAAGACCGCGCAATAGCCGCGCTTCCGGCCACGCGTAGCGAGATCCTTGACCGCCGACGATGCCTCGCTTACATCCTTCTCTGGAGCAAAAACGTGAGCTTCATCGAGCACCACCATCACGGGATGCCACAGATCCTTCGGAGCGTCCACCATCGCGTCGAGAAACAATCGCACAAACGCCTTGCGCTCCTGCGCTCGAAGCTCGTAGAGATCAATGATGGCCGACACGCCGAGTTCGAGCAACTTGTGCGCGAGCATCGCGGCGCTCCTAGGTTCGGCCGGGACATCCCCGCCCTTGCCGGCGAGCAGGTAATCGTATTTCTCGCGGAGCGTCGCAAACTCGCCTTCGGGATCAAGGACGATCTGCTGCACCTTGCCGTGCGACTGTTCGAGGATTCGCCGGAGGAGCCACGACTTCCCTCCCCCGCTGTTGGCCTGCACCAAAAGCCGGCTGTCGATGAGCTTCGGGAGGTCGATCTCGGTATCGCGGTTGAGTTTGATGGTCTGCTTCATGCTGGGTACTTTTTGAGGAACCAGTCCGGGTGATGTTCCGTGCCGGGACACGCACCCATGTGCAACTCCATCCTGCCGTTCTTTCGAAATATGGCCACATCTTTCCGCAATCCATTGATGAACACCCGCTTGCGGTGCTGGGGAACACCATAATCGCAGGCGTCGAGAATATCCCAGCTGATGTTATAGCCGCAGCCGGCGAGATCCTTGACGATCTGGCGGATGATTCTGCCCTTGGCCATCGAAACCAGCCCCGGCACATTCTCAAGGAAGAATATTCTCGGCAACGCTTCCCGGATCACGCGCACGCACTCCTTGTACAGCTTGTTGCGCGGGTCGTTAATTATTCGCGCGCCGGCCGTTGAAAAACCTTGGCATGGGAACCCACCTTCAAGCAATGACGCTTCGCCCACCTGCAATCCGCCGGCCGCGAGGATTTCCGCAGTGCTCGTTTTCGTGATGTCGGCCTGGAGGATCGCCGGCTCACGCTTCTGGTACCAATGCGGCAGTATCATCTTCAGGCCTTTCTTTTTCCGCTCGGCGTTCGCCATCTGATAGCCGGTGTGCATATTCTTCAAGCCTTCCATCGTCCAGTTTGCCCAGAGTGTCTTGCAAACGTTCTTATCCCATTCGACCATCACGCGGATTTCAAAACCCGCCTGCCGAATCCCCAACGCCGCGCCGCCACAGCCCGTGAATAGCGAGATCGCCGTAAGTTGTTTCCTCTCCTTTTTGATCTCGGCGAGCGTCGCTGAACAAAGCAATCCCGGTCGCTCGATTGCCTTCTGTAACTGCATCTTTTTATGGGTTATAGAATCTTGTTGTTACTGGGGATTCGCCGTTTTCTTGGGGTCTCGGGCCGGAAGCCTCATTTCTCCTACTTCCGGCCTGTTCCTAACTTGGGTATTACTCACGATAAGTCGGGGACAGTTCTGGGGGCGGCCGCCGGATGCTTTCTCGTGCTTGCTTTTCGCCGTCCCCAGCGAGTCCAGTTTTTTCCCTGGCTTATCCCCAGCTTCAGCACAACACCCCCTGCGGGATTCTCCCCGGCTCCGGCCTTTCGATCCGAGCCGCGAAACTGCTCTCGAAGTAGGGAACCTTGTCACGGAACTCGTTGATGTGGACTAGAACTTGGGAGTGCTCCTGCACCTCGTTTCGGAAGGTTCTGACCGCCGCCGGGACGACGATCTCTCCCCGAAGGAATTGTCCCCCTCGCGCCGTGATGAGCCAAAATCCGCTCTTGGGATTGTCCTTCTCCGCATGCGCGATGAGACCATGGTAGCGGAGCTTCTGCGCGTTGTTGTACTGGGTCTTGGTAAGGTTCAGGTCGCGCTGAAGGTGGAAGCGGTTCTTATTGTGCTCGTGGACGAACTTTATCGCTTCGATGAGAACCGAGACAAGGCCGGGCGTGAGGCGATGCCAGTAACTCTTCAGCGATGCACCGCAGTAGGAACAGTTGGTCGGCTGCGCGTTGTGGTCGGAGGGGGTCATTTCTTTTTGAGACGCGAGAATAGAATCTTGCGGACCCTAAAGAGACAATCGTTGAAGCCCTTGCGCCCTTCCTCCTCTCTCTGCCACCCTGCATCCGGATAGAAACCGCCCGTGGGTTTCCGTTCCGGTAGGGCCTCGATGATTTCCCGTATCAGATTTTTTTCGGCGGGGGTCATTGCAGTACAATTTTCGGCAGATAGTAACCGGCCAATTCCTCGGGGATTTTCAGAAACACGCGCCCGTTTTCCTTCGTAATCACGAGCCGTAGGTCGCAGCCGCAATGTTCGCAGCGCAACACTGGTTGCGACGGCAACAGTCCCCCGTCCCACGACTTTATCGTGAGGATTTTCCCGCAACGGATACAGGCGGTGTTGCTGATGTTTTGGTCGTCGCTCATTGGTTTTTCGGCGGTTCCTCTATCCGTAGAATCAGTGACCTATCCCCGCTGTCGGCCGTGAACGTTCCCATCATAGGGTAGTGGGTACTCTGCCTCGTCCACCCACCACGGCAGTCGTAGAACGCGCCGTCGAAAATTTTGACCGACAGCGGATTTTCCTCGAAGCTCCGCAGAGCGTTCTTCTCAAACTTCGACTCGGGCGTGATGACAAGCTGCACTATGCCGTCCTCGATGTAGATTGCTGTTTTCATGGGTTTATTTTTCCGGGCACTCTTTCCATTCGTGGCCGCGCTTCCCGCAGTTCGCGCATTCCTCGTTCGTTTTTATCCTCGGTTCACCATCCCCCGCGGTCCTGCCGCATGTATCCCTCCGGTGTCCCGGTTTGCCGCATTGGCTGCACACTCGTTGTTTCGGTCCGGCGGCCGCCGGCACCGCAACCCTCGGCAGGTCGGTCCGCAACAGCTCGCGGCCGACGACCGCCTTCGTGCCTCCTGCGAGCTCGTCCGGGACTTGAATGGTGATGATGATGGTTTTCATGGTTATGATTTTCCGCAATGCAGCGGGCAGTGCCGGCACTTCTCCTCGCTCGTCTCCTCCTCCCGCTTCCCGCTCGGCAGCGAGCGGACAATCTTGTACCACTGTGGGACAACCCCGTCCTCCTTCACGCCGCCGAGAGCTTCGAGGAAGGTCTTTTGGGGGTACTTCTCGTAGAACTCGACGCAGTAGTACAGCGTCCGCTCGCTCCACCCGCGCCCGAAGCGTTCCGCGAGGAGTTTTGCAAGGGCTTGCAAAACTTGACTGCGGTGCTTGGAGTATGCGGGGTGCCTTGCAACCATCCACCCGACCGTCCACCGCATTTCGAGGAGCGACAGTCCGACATTCTGCTTGGTCGCTATCACAAGCTCCTCGATGTTCTCGACCAAGCTATTCAGTTGAAGTGCGTGTGTCATGCCAGCCCATTCGTTGATAGATTTCGTCGTGGTGAACGGCCATCGCCCGCTCCGCGCCGTTCATATCGTTCCATAGCGCCTCGACGTGCGAGCACCAGTGATCCGAGGTGAGCCGGAACCGCTCGCAGGAGCACCCGACGTTCGGCCGTTCGAGGGCGCCGCCGAAGTACACGGCCGCTTCGTAGACGACACCCTCGCGCGACTTTGACGGAAACACCCGACTGCTAAAAATCCGGGAACGCTTCGTCTGCCTCGCTTCCTTCAACAGTTGCCGGGCTATCTCCCCCATCGACTTGTACCGACGGTTCACTTGCCGACCTTTGCACGTCAATGTACGACTTCGGCCCGTTCTTCTTCATCTCGACGATGAGCTTCTCGTGAAGTTCGGTCTCCGCGAGGCGGGCGACGAGGTAATGCAGGTTGCCGTCTTTGTCGTGGGTGGGGACGTTCCACATTTTCTCCACGCCCTTCTCCTCGACTACCATCTGCAATTCCTCGCGCGGTTGTTTGGTGAACGGGTCGGTTCCCGTTCCGCGCTTCTCGGACAGAATCGAAATCTCGTGCGGGCCGTTCGGCCTCGATACGCCGCTCGCGTCTTTCGGCCCGAGCTGCAACCACGGCTTCTGCGTCTTTCCCGCCGCCGCTGCGCTCTCAAAAATTTTCTTTGCTACTTCTCCCATTAGAGTGTGTCGTGATTTTCGACCTTTTTATCAACTCTCATCTTTCCGTTCTCTTTGAACTTCGACTGCATATAGACATAGAAGCGGTGTGCCTCGCGCTGCTTCAGAAACGTCTCGCGGAAGAACTTCATATCCTCCCCGTTCGTTATGGTCAGCGTCTCCGCCGCGCTCCCATCCTTCGGACAGCGCAGGATTAGGTATCCCGCAACTGTCAACCCCATTTCGCGCAGCATAATGTCGTACCCCGCACACTGGAGCAGGTAGGACGGCGAAAGCTGTGACGAGGTTTTCACGTCAGTGAGGAAGATAATCCCGTCAATCGAAGCCAGCGCGTCCAGCTTCCCGCCGATCTTGTGCTCGCCGGACGACACCACTTCCTCCGTCGCTAGCCACCGGATATCCTTGCCCTTGGCCCATCCCGCGAACGCTCGCACCGCCGCCTTTGCCTCGACGCTCTTTGGCATCGGCAACCTTACGAGCTTCGGGTCTATCTTCTTTGCGATTGCCGATTCAATCCACTCGTGTGCCGCCGTGCCGTCATCCTTCGCCTTCTCCGATTTGTGCTTGGCCGCGCCCTTGCACTCGTCGAGCAATTCCGCGAGCTTCGGCGTCTTCCTCGGATCGCCGTTCCCTTTGATGAGCAGGGCAATCTCTCCAAGTTTCGCTTTCACCGCCTCGATTGCCTCCTTCGCGTACCACGGGCCGAGGAAAAAACTCTTGTCCCACGCCTCGCTGATGGTCGTGCAGCCCGTGTACAGCTCACCCTTTCCATTCGTGTAGGTGTGCGCCGCCTCATTGAAGACAACCGACGGCTCTTTGAGAATGCCGTTAAGCGATTTTGACCTCATTTTGGTAGTTAATTATTTTGGTTTTCGACTATTTCCTCCTTTCCAAACTTCTAGCCTGCCGATCCGCCTCCTGCTCGAAGAATTCGTTGTCCGTCATCTCCCCCGTGGGTTCACCCCATCCATACCCCTCTCGGCGCTTCGGGCAATCTTCCTCGCAATCTCTTTCCCTGCCGCATTCCGGGCAGGCCATTCCGATTTCGTCGGTCATTGGTTTATTTCTTTTCCTTGAAAAGCCGCGACAAGGTTTCTCTGTGGTCGGCTTCCCGCAATAGGAAAATAAACTCCATAAGTGCGGCGCATATTTCTTTCGCGCTCATCTGCTTTGCCAGCTTTTTTACCTCTCTAACTTTGTCGGTCATTTTGATTGATTTGGATTCGGAGAGGGGAGAAGCGGTACGGCAAGTCCCCTCTCTCCGAATGTACCCCTTAGTGATTTTCGACTTGGTTAATGATCTCCCGCGCTTGACTAGGAGGCGGGGCCTAGTGAGTGATTCGCTGGTGGGGACGCAGTTTTTCGTGTGTCGGGTTGATTTTGTGGAGCTTTAACCCGTACGCTCCTGACGGACTTATTATTCGTTGACCGCTTTTCCTGCTAACGGTTCGGCCTACTCACACACAATCTATCCCCCATCAGCGAACCACTGCCCTTTCTCACGCGAGGGCGGACACTCTCAAGGATTTATTTCGATTTGATTCTCTTCAGTTCTTCCACCTCGCTCTCCAATTTCTGTATCCTCCAGAACAGGGTGAAAATCAAACCGTCATCGCCGCGCCACTTGATTTCCGTTCCGTCTGGGTGCGTCATAGTTCGGAGCAGCACGGCTTTGTTGCGAAAACCATCGTGTTTTCCGAACAATTCCCTGTCTATTCTCTTTGAAAGCAACATTGTTTTTGTTGATTGTCTTTCGACCTTTGCCCTGCGGGGCCTAGTGAGTGATTCGCTGGTGGGGAAAATCTATCGAAGTGAGAAGGTGCTACCTCCTGTTGAACGCGGTCGCTGGCCTTGCGATGCCGCCCGATAGAGATAAGTTACCAACTGTTTAGCAGATATTATCTGCGTCATTTCCCCCATCAGCGAACCACTGCCCTTTCTCGCGCGAGGGCGGACGCTCTCAAGGGATTTACCAGTCGCTTAGATTCTCTCCGAGAAGTTGGGATACTACCCTCGAAAAGCATTTACCGCAGTTATGGAATCCGAGCGCGTTTTTGTGAAGGCGAGTGCCACATATCGGACACTTACCCATATTCAGGATTACGAAGAGCCAGTCCCTGATAAATGCTTTGATTTTTCTCATTGTCCTAATTTTCTTTCGACCTTTGCCCTGCGGGGCCTAGTGAGTGATTCTTTGAGGGCTGGTAGCGAGGATTCCCATAAGCCACCTCGCAAGTTTTGTGGTACGGCCGTCTTGCCGAACATTGACGCGTTGTTTCGACGGTGTCGTCCGCGATGGTTTCCTCTACTTGTTGCGGTACTTCATGCGCTGATTGCCCGTTCCGTGAGCTAGCTCGCTTCGGGAGTGGCAAGAGAAAAGCGATATGCCTTTCTACTGCCACCCCCTCGGACGGTGGGGTCGCGCCGCTATGTCTATTTAGGAAACCGTTATACCAGCTTTCAAAGAACCACTCTCTTGCCCTGCTGACTAGCTAGAGGGCGGACTAGCTCTCAAGGGATTATCTTATCTGCGACGGTGCCAATCAGTCCGAGGATACAGATAACGGCTCCGATGAAAACCGCGCCCACTACGGCATCGAACCACGGACGATTCCGATACTCCTCCCAGTACACATCGCCCTCGTGCGCGATTTTCTGTTGGAAGAGGTTACGAAGCATGTCAGATTTTTTCTTTCTTCTGAACCGTCAAGGACAAACAGTCATCCGCCTTCTCCTGCGTCCCGAAATCCCCCGTGAAACACGTCACCTCAAACGCTTCACGGCCGTTTGCCTCAAACACGAAACTGCGAACGGCATAGAAACTACCGTCGGACCTCTCATTTTTGCCGATGTTATTTACCTGCACCCCCGTCACATCGTGAATTGACAATTCCATTGTTAGTTGGATTGGTGATTTAGGTTGCTGCGGCCTTTGGGTTCAGTCTATCAAGCCGTCAACTTCTGTCAATAGGTGGGGGTGTGGATAACTTATTGCGGAATAATCGGGCCACCCACTCGTGGCTTTTTCCTACAAGAGCACCGACCTCGCGCGTAGTCAATCCCTGCGCATATAGCTTTTTGGCCCTCCTTACAAGCTTACCCCGTCGCTTGGCTTCATATGGGTGAACCGGCATACCTCCAGCGTACTCCTCCGGCATATCCTGTCAATGCCCCGCCCTGTGGACAATTCTCTTAACGTAACGTTCCAAGATCCTCCACCATTCCATGTATCCGACCACATTCCTTACAAAAGACCACCAAAATCTGCTGCACCCGCGAACCCTCTACCTCGACCGGAAGGACCCTAATTCCCATTCCATCGGTTCCCACTCGTCCGCAGCACCCAGGGTGAATTCCTGGGCAAATCGGATTGTCTTGCATATCACACCTCCTTTTTCCCGCTACGTTACCACAAAACCTTCAAGGCAGACGGACAGGATTGCGCAAGCGCGCGCCTGTGGACATCTTTTTATGTTACACTCCACCCTATTCGCTGGAACCGAAGATGAAATGCGCTCATTGTCTCGAAAATTTTCGCCCAGAGGTTCAGAACTCGGTTAATTCGCAACGCAAAACAGGCTGTTCGAGTTTAACTTTTCAGTGCAAAAACCAGCTTGGGGCCGACGCCGAAAAGCTTGCTGTCGATGACATTCAGCTCCTCGATGGTCGATTC